GGTCGCAGAGGACGATACGCACGAGTAATTTGATACTGGTGCCAGCCAAAGTCGCCGCGTGAATTACACTCGTTGTCGATGACATAGTGCCATTCCAGTTCGCCCATGTGCAACTGCGGGGCAAACTTGAAGCTGCCTTCGCCGACATACTTCTCGGGCACCAGACGCTCGAACGAGCCGTCTGCAATCAGGAATCCGACTTCGTAAGGAGCGTTCAACCACGCCGGGTTCGGCTTGGCAAAAGCGGTGTTACGCGCAGGATTCGAAACGATAGTCACCGGGTCAACCAGGGCGAGCGAGCCGTCCGGATTGAATCCAGTAGCACGCAGCGGTCGCTGATCGACACCGAAGGCGATGCCTCGGTAGGCGGGCGACTGCTCGAAGGAGTATGCCGTGAGGCTGGTCTCCCCGAGTTTGTATTGACCGGTGGTCAGTGCGACCATGACATTTTGCACGCCGACTTCGGAGCGAAAATATTCAACCTGATCGCTGCCGCCGATGAAGCGGAAGTGAGGCATGCCCTTGTCCTGAGAATACCATTCTCCGAAGAGAACTTCCTTCAGGAAGCGGGCGATGTAATGGAGCGCCTTGAACGTCATCGGTCCAGTGGGCAACAGCGGAGCGAACTGAACACCCAGGTCGGTTTCCATACCGCCAGTGAAAAGACTGTTGAAGTCGTAATTCGCGTTGGCAGTGAATTTGGAAGCGGACCGGAGATACAGTTGGGCGCGGATGTCAGCGTTGACATACTGAGTAATCAGCTTCTTCAAGCTGTCCTCGGCCATGACGTAGCTGCCTTTGAACGCGCTGTAACCTTTCTTGACGCAGATGTTCGGACCGCGACCCCTGAACGACTCAAGCCGCAGGGTGAAGTCCACAACGTCCGTCAAGTCCTGGATGCCGTTCTGACCGCAGATTTCGGTATCGCAAATGAACTGGGGCACCGCGAGACTATCGCCCGGCGCGGCCTGCATTTGAACAACCGAACGAATTGCGTCGGATGTTCCAGACGGAAAAGTTCCGCCTCCGATGACTGACATGAATGGAGCGTTGGCTGCCAACGCTTTCGCGATGCTGCCAACGATTCTTTGGGTGTCCTTCGAGGCCAGATCGCTAATGTCTGAAGAATTGTCGCAGAAAAATGCCATAAAATTTGGCCTTTCTATTTACTAAACTAGAGTCAAATCCGAGACTCAATTCCGGTGACGACAAACCACCGTCGTCAGGAGTGTTTAGCTGCGACCACCAGCCGAATAGGTCTTCCCCGTTAGAACCAAGCGAGGCGGATTTAAGGTTCTAATGTAACGGTGACCCGGAAAAGAAAAACTGTCAACCTAAAATTGACAAGTAGTAGGAGGCTGCTTCCAAAAAAGCTTGGCTGTCTTTAAAAGCCCCGAGACCCCGATTGCAGTCATTGCACAAAAGCCCCCGAACTTTTCCAGATTTATGACAATGATCTACATGCGGGGACAATGTTCTGTCTCCGGTGTTTTGTCCCGGAAATTGAAACCCGCATATTGCGCACTTGCCATCTTGAAGTTTAAAAATTTCTTGATACTGAGCGTCAGTTACCCCATACTGACTTTTCCTTCGGATAGCGTTATGCTTCTCCGGATTATTCTTAACCCAATTCCGTTTCGTGGCGTTATGGTGCTCTTTATGATCTCTGGCCCACTTCCTAGAAGCCGCTGCCTCTTTTTCGGGATTCTTGTCGTAAGCGATTTTCCTCTCTTTCCGCTCACATTCACGACAGTCATGCCGCAGAGTTTTAGCATTGTATTGAGGACGAAAATTTTCAGGAATCTCGTCTTTCTCCGCGCCACATTTTCTGCAAATCTTTTTCATGCCGCCGCCAATCTAGCATAAATCGATTCGTAGGTCAACTTCATTCCTTCAAAAAGTGGTGTGCTCGGTTCCCACCCTAAGAGATACTTACACAGTGTATTATCACTGCTTCTGGTCCGGACGCCCATCGCTGCGTTGGCTTTGTATCGCCGTTTGAGATTCGTGCCAGCGATCTCTTCGATGATACCCAACAATTGCCCGATGGAAACTACCTCAGTGCCTCCCAGGTTGACCGGAAAACCATTGTGAACTTCCTGATCCATGAGACGAATGCTGCCCTCGGCGGCGTCCTTGACGAACAAAAAATTTCTACGTTGGTGCCCGTCTCCCCAGATTTCGATTTCGTCGAGTCCATGCAGTTTCGCGAGCGCGACCTTTTCACAGAGCGCGGAGGGGACGTGGTGCTTACCCTCGGCACCCTTGACTGAATCGCCCGGGCCATACGTGGTAAAGTATCGAGCCACTTGCGTCTTCAATCCGAATTCTTCCCAGTAATATTGACACAACCGCTCAGAAAACATTTTCTCCCAGCCGTAACCCTCACTCGGCTGTGCCGGTTCGGAATGGTTTTCGCAGATCGGACCCTCGCGATTCGGATACACGCACGCGCTCGACGCATAGAAATATTTCTTCACTCCGAAATGCTGTGCGGCCATCAGCAGATGCGTATTAATAAGTGATGACAAAGCGCAATCGACTTTGTGATTCTCAATGTAACCGATGCCGCCCACCTTCGCCGCCAAATTGTAAACTTCATCCACACCCGACACCACATAATCGCACGCCTCCTTTTTTCGTAAATCAATTCCGCCCTCGTTCAAACATTCGTGAACCTGCAACCATTTGTCAACCGGCCTGGACGACACTGCACGAACATAACAGTCCTTCCGGTCAAGCAATGCTCGCACCAGATAACCGCCGATGAATCCGCCCGCGCCTGCGACAAGAACAGTTTTCATTATCCTGCACTCTTTCCTATAAATCGTGCGTCTCTACACACTTGTTGTGGTTGATCCTTCTCATCAAAAATTTCTCCAACAAATGACCCATCTGGAGTTTTGTCCCCGTCTGGAAAAGAAATCGATCCCGGAAATCGATCCCGAAAAAATGAGTCGTGTTGCATCACCGAATGACAGACCTTAGGCCAGATAACGTCTGCCAAAAATCCTTGGTCAGATGTCTTCGCCCGGTTTTCTCCGTTACGTAGCCAATTCACACAACTGTCGAACATCGGCAGCTTCAATTTCCTTTTCCACCCCCAGGTGCCGCCCATGATGGGGCTGTCATGCGCCGGGTAATCCCGCATGACGTGAAAAAGTTTGTCGGACTTCAACCACTGATCCACAGCACGAGTTTCTCGCTCAGTGAATCGAGAGTCAGCGTCCCGGACCAGAACCACATCAGCGTTCGGTTTTTCCACCGCAATAAATCTCCACATTTTCAGATTCGAAATACGGTCGGGGTTCATGTAGCTGATTCGAGCGCCCAAATCTTTTAGCCTCGAAATATAGTCCTTCGAAAACTTGGGGGCGACATAAAAAACCGCCGTGAAGTCGGGATAAAATCGTTTGATTTGCTCCGCATTTCGTACAGCGCCCTCCAAATATTTTGGATTCTGACCGAAGAGAGAAAATGAAATATAGTTCATCAGAACGGCCTCATTTTTTCGATCCATGCCCACTTCGGCCAATGCCCGGAGCGTTTCATGTTATAGCCATAATGGACCAACGGTGCCGTTTTCCAATCGTTGTGCTCCTTCATGTAAATCGCCTGGACGTTACTCACTTTTTTGGCCCACTCCGGTTTGTAGTGCGTTTTATTTTCAAACATCCGGACCAACATACTCAAGTCCGAACAATGCAGCAATTTCGCCTTCGGGTTCCAATCGTGTTGCGGGTGCGGAACCCAATTCAAAAAAAGGTCACAAAAATAGGAGTAATGCTCTCTTGTTCCAGTCACCACGCCCAAACTTATCGTGTCGTGTGGAGTATAGTCACAGAAAAACAACATTTCGTCTTTGCTGGGGGCTATCGGAGGGAATCCGTAATTGATGACATCGTAATCTGTCATCGTTCCACCTCCCCCGCCAGTTTCTTGCGCAGACATCGCGAGCCAACGAAGAAAACAGGCGGTCTCATATTCGTGGCCATACTCAGTCGGCAATTTCCAGACCGATTTTCGGAATTCATCGTAGCGAGGACTGAGCATCGCATCTCCCTCGTTAAGAACAATAGGCTCCCACCCAGCTTTTGACCAGCTTCTCGCCCAAATATCGATAAGACGCTCCTGGGAGTCTCTATCATAAAGTCCGATGGGAGTGTAATACGTGTAAACTCTCACATTAAATACTTTCGGCAGAGCTTGAAACCCGAATCGCCTTTGATTCCGTGCTGCCAAATAATTTTGTCTCGGACTCCCTCCAAAAACATCTCTTCAGTTATGGGAGTCCTCCACCAACTCCGAATTTGCGGGATATTTGCCCATCCTCGGGCCTTGAATTTAGGGGCAAGTATCCAATCCCATCCGGACCGTGAATTTACTCCCCCACCAGACTGAAAAAGCCACTTCAGAAACGCTAAATCGCCGCTGAGAAGACAATTTCCATTGATGTGACCGGTTCCTTTGTCATCCGGACCGTTCGCGAGCCATGCGCCCGCCTGACAAACCGGTTTTGGCTTGTTTACTGTGTCCCATGCGTCACGTAATGCCTGAATCCAGTCCTTACGCATCGGAATCCCGTCCGCTTCCACACAAAAAATCGCTTTGTAGCCCGGAATCTGACCTGCTTGCTTCTTGTGATAGAGCCAACCGAGTGTTCCGAATAGCAGGTCATTGCACCCATGTGGCCAACCGGTGCCGCGACCCTTAGAAACGTGAGAAAAAGTGTTGAATTTTCGGGAAACATGCTTGATTGTTGCCGGATCATGCTGTGTGTCGAACCTGGAGACAAACAAAAAGTCCGCAATGTCGCAATGCTTCGGTTCCAGGTCCGCTAAAAGCCTCGCAAGCTGTAACGCTTCGCGTTTGTCACCGTTCCAGAATTGGAGAGCAATAAGGATTTTGCTGGTCGGTATGATTTTCACGCAATTTTCTTCGGTGCGGTGTTGCGCGGACCATAACAACAATGCCCAATATGCCCACAAATCAACCCTAAATCTACGAAGACTTCATGCCCGGCTTCCACCGCTCTACGGCACAGTTGTACATCTTCGCCAATACCCAACGGAGACGAATGTTTTGTCTTGTTTAACAAAGCATCTAACTGCTCATATGCTCTCATTGCTTTCTGACCGTCCATAACTCCCGCAGAAAGCATGCTGTGGACTTGTCGTAGCCCTTCCATCAAATGTGTTTCACTCGATGTGAACCATTGCCCTCCCTTTCCGTCCGGACCACGAGCTAGAAGAGGAAAACGTTTTTCGATGTCTTCAAAAACTTTCCGATGAATCAAAATACACCCGGTCCCCACCCAGCCAGCAGAAACCAATTCATCGTGTGGCCCTTTTCGGGCATACTCTGCTGCTTTCGGATTTGAAGCTCCTAGACCAAACACAGGGGGTCCGTTAGGATGACGCCCAAAATATAAAGCCCCTACTACAGATTTTTTATGTGACATTAGCCTATCAATAGCGTTGAATGACGCAAATGGTTCTGGGTAAAAATCCCATCCCGTATAAGTCTTAAACCACTTAGAATTTCCAAATGGAATTAGCATATCATCGTCCGCCATGAAAATAAACTCATGGTCTGTCTTCAAAAACTCGTCCACACAATGATTTCGACTATGGGCGCAAAAAGCATCCCCGAACACGGTCATAGAGGATGTTCTGCGCTTATCTACTAATTGCGCTACACAAAAAGCAGTAATAGGATGGACTTGTTTTTGCCAAGGGAGAGCGATCATCACTTTAGGAGAATAAGTAATGATAGATTTTGGGGGCGGAACTGGTATGGCGGGCAATCCCGCTGTTTTGATGTCGAACAGCAGGTCACTCACAGGCTTTACCCTCCTTTCGTCTCGCCCACCAAAGCCGAATAGAATTCGATTTCTTTTCTTTGGTTTCGGGGGAGTCTTTTCTACTGGAACTAGCCAATCCGATTTTTCGTTTAGTTTCTTCTGAATGGGTCTTGCCAAACATAGGGTGATTTTCCCCTCCCTGACTTATCTTTTGTTTCGCTATGGACTCCGGGGACCGCTTCTTACCTAAATGCGAGTCCGCCAGCTTTTTTATAGTTTCTGGAGAGGCTTTCTTTCCCTTGTTCCAAGGAGATTTTCCTGTCCAGTGATGATCCGGACCTCTCCCAACAAAACAATTTCCTTTTATGCGGATGCCTTGTTCTGGATTTTTATATCCGCGCCTTCCCCGATTCCAGCAAGGTTTTCCGAACATAGGATTCTTCTCTCCCCTCTTACACTCACTCATTTTTTGACGGGTTCTATCTGTGGGATACCACCCGTCTCCCCCGAAGGTTCCGTTAGTAAGATTACATCCTTCTTCAGAGTAGAACTGGATATACGCTATTTCCCAAGATTGCCATTCCGTCATCGGGACTTCATCAATAACTTCCAATACCGGCTTTAATCCCAAGGATAGTAGAGATTTTATCCAACAAGTCCTATGATTGTTGTTCCTATCAACCAGATGTGTTCTGGCTCTTTTTATCGGATTATCCGTTTTGCCGACATATCGAACTTCTCCGGTTGTCGGGTCTTTCAAAACGTAAATAAAAGTTGTGTCTCTCACGAACTAAATGATACCATATTTGGTTCTGAACACAACTTCTATTTTCAAGCGGTCGCCGATGCCTTAGCGCGTTTCTCCATCATATCCTTCATCAAATCATCGAGAGCCTGCGTCGCTGGCTTCGTGAAAAGGTCTTTGTCATCCGTCTTAGCCGGGGCAACTCGGTCGGTTGGCGCGGCATTCTCGCGC